ATTTTGGACATTTATAAATGTCCAATTTTGACTTTTTGAAAAAACTTTTGGAAGAAATATTTACTTTTTTTTGGATAGAAGGTTTTTTGCCAAGTATTTGAATTATTCTTTTATAATTCGCTACAAAATCAATTACATATTATTCATTATTTTTTTTAACTCTCTGCATTAGACTTATATTTTCATCGCAGATTGGTTATTTTTGTTAGAAATAAAAACACATATCTTCCAGATAAAATTGAAATAATTCGTTGTTTTTTTGTAAAAACAATGAATAAGAAAACAAATGCAGGAAATTGCTCCAGAAAACCTCGTTTCTAACACAGAATATTATTTAGAACGTTTCATGAAGGACGAAGATAATAATAGTATTCATTTAGAACCGAAATACAAAATGATCGCAAAGTTCGAAAAAACAGAAACTAGTATTTTCAATTGCAAATTTCCATATTTCAATAACTTTAGAGAACTGAAACATAAAAATGATTTAGAAAGGGGTTATAGCGTAACTCTCAATAATTATTGGAAATTCTACGAAAGCAGTAAATGCAAAATACAAAAAAACATGGAACGTCGAGCCTATAATAAGGTTTTACACCAAATAACAAACGACGAATATTTTCGTCTAGAGTTTGTATAATAATAAAAACTTGCACAATAAACATAATAATAATTACGTCGCGTAAGCCATTCCACAATTGCCGCCAATAAAAATGATTTCATTAATGCGCTCTTCAAACAGATACAAATTAAAATTATAATCGTAGATTCGCCATGTCGGCTTGTTAATGCCGACTATATTCCCCGTTTCAGGATCGCAAATCGTGAGTGATTGCGCCAAGGGATCGAGCGGCGGGACAATCGTAGTAAATTCGAATTGAATTTGGTTGAAACGACTCATATTGATGGCGCCCGACGGCTGCAAATCCAGTTGCGAAGTATGTATGCAAAAATTGTAACAATATAAACCATCGGGTGCATTGCCACTCGTTCTCGTATATTTTTCAATGTAATTGTAGACGCCAGCAGGCTGTAAATTCTCTCGGTAAGATCCGTCCAATAATAGCCCGAGCCCTACTAGAATCATTTTTTCATTTTCAGGCGAATAGGGACTGGTTATCATCCACCCTGTAAGTTTACCGTCAGTATTTACACCTGGTCCAATAAAAACAGTTTGACTCTCTGTACCATTTGATCGAGTGACTGGAAAAAACCCCGAAGTGGGTGCTTGAACGAGATCCTTGGGGATATAGTTATACGGCCAATTCGTGTAATTTGACCATTCGTTGCGCAGATTTGCGTCGCTTCGTTGGAAATAAAAGAGGTAACTCGACACCATTCCTAAAGAATCCAAATCTACACGATTTGGGCCAGTAACATTATAAAACCGATTTTCATGAACCTGTTTAATGAGATATTTTTGTTCATTCAATGCAAACATCCGCTCTTCGTCGTTGGATAAAAAACAATAAGTACAATTTAAATGAATATCGGCGTTCCATAATGTGCGGGTATCACTATAAGAGTCGATTCCCACGACGATATCGGGAGGAGGTTGCAAAAAACGGTAGAATTGCATGTAAAACAAATTGAAATTGGGTGCTACATAAGGGTAATTATTCACATAATCAAAGACGTCTCGAATTTGAAACAGTTGATTTATCGGGCGAAACGTTATGTTAATATGCAGCTCGTTATATTGCAAAGACGTTAATGGAAATGCCATTTGCGATTTCAATCCAAACCAATTATTCAGTGGTATGTATAAAATGGATCCTCTTATGGAAGGCTCTGGGCCAGCTGGCGAATCTGTATAGAACGCATTAGGGTACGAATTCACACGACTACCTGAATTCGCTGGATCATTTAATTCAGGCACATTACCAATCATTCGATCGAATAATTCCTTTTTTCCTTGTGTGAAATCTCTTTGAACGGCTGCGAGTAAATAATCGCCAGAATATTCTTGCAGTGTGTAATTGCCGCATGTAATACTAATCTTGCTTATCATTTTCGCACCTATATTTTCAATCCATTTGAATTCATAGGGCGCCCACCGATTGGCGGCATCTTGCGGATCGGGTTCTAGAGTTTCTCTGGGCGGCAAAATAGGACTCCATATGTTGGGAAGCGCAACGGAAATATAAGTGTCCATGAGCAAGTCGGCATAGCGTGGAATTTTGAAAGTGAACAAAGACTCCTCGGATAAACGAAGGGTTCTAGAACCCTCAAAATCTACGCGGAATTTTTGCAAACCGAAATTTGTATATTGAGCATAGGTGCTTTTAAAAAACGTTTTGGAAGGATTCCCATTTAAAATAATATTTTGTTGTCCTTGACTTACTAAATTCATAAGACCTCCCGCCATGGTTTAATTATATAATACATAGTATTTAATATTGTAAAAATGTTTAATATTTTTTAGAAAAGAAACAAAAGAAACAAAAGAAAAAATATATAAAATAAATATAATATAAGGAATAAATATGTCTAATCCATCATCAAAAGATGTAGGAAATCAAATTATGAAATCAATGAGTAATTTACAAGAACCAACCATTATAATGATATTAACTGTTCTCATTTTTATGATCATTTTAATGGCACTTCTCTATTATTTTTACATCATAAGTCTACCTTCCAAAGAGTGTAATAATATGGACGCACTCTACAGTGCTTTAAATGGCAGCATTCGTTCTATAAATGAAGCCGACCCTAACTGTAACTATTTATTACGCGACTACTATATTAAATCTGCATACAATTGCTGCAGCGGTGGATCTTATAAAAATGATTTCGTAGAAACATGCGTTTTAAAAGATTTGTTAAAACAGGGTGTAAGAGGTCTAGATTTTGAAATATTTTCAATCGATGATAAACCCGTTGTCGCAACGTCGACAGTAGATAGTTACCATATCAAAGAGACTTATAATTCTATCGATTTTAGCGAGATAATGAACATTATTAGAGACTATGCCTTTGTTACTGCAACTGCACCCAATTCAAACGATCCTATTATTATTCATTTGCGCATTAAAAGCACAAATCAAAACATGTATAAGAATTTTGCCAAATTATTGGAAAACTATGATTCGTTGTTGCTTGGAAAAGAGTATAGCTATGAAAATCAGGGGCGAAATTTAGGAGGAGCTAAGTTGCTGAGTTTTGCAAAAAAGGTCATCATTATTGTAGACCGCTCGAATATTGCATTTTTAGAATGTCAGGAATTCTATGAATACGTGAACATGACGAGTAATTCTGTTTTTATGAGAGCATTGCATTATTATGATATTGCGTATACTCCCGATATCAACGAATTAATCGAGTATAATAAACAATGTATGACCATAGGTATGCCCGACAAAGGTTCAAATCCTGCAAATCCAAGTGGTATCGTCTTGAGAGAAACAGGGACACAAATGATGGCCATGAGATACCAATCGTTTGATAGCAATTTGGAAGAAAGTAATATGGTGTTCGATACAGGTGGGTACGCGTTCATACTCAAACCAGAAAATTTGCGATATATTCCAGTGACGATTGAGGGACCCCCACCACAAAACCCAGACCTTTCTTACGCAACACGGACATTATCGAGCGATTTTTATAATTTCGACATATAATTACTTACTTACAAACGAGTAATACCAGTTATTATACCAGTTTTACTGTTTTTATTTTATTATAATATATATAATAAAAATAAATGAAAAAAAAAATATGTGATTCATCGATGACTTTTGCAGAATGCGAAATGGCCATTTTAAGAATGCAAGTGGATCAAGCGCAACAAAAGATGGCAAAGCGAGTTGTCAATACTCCAGAAATAAAGAAAATGATTGGAATTGTGGAAGATTTTATCAAACGAAAACAATTGGTATGTTATGGCGGCATTGCCATTAACGCGTTGTTACCCGACGACGAAAAAATATACAAAGAAGAAATCGACCTACCCGATTACGATTTTTTCAGCGCAAATGCTTTAGAAGATGCGAAAGAATTGACAGATATTTATTATAAGGAAGGTTATACTGAAGTCGAAGCCAAATCAGGACAACATCATGGCACCTTTAAAGTATATGTCAACTTTTTAGGAGTCGCCGATATTACGTCGCTTCCCAAGGAATTATTC